GGGTCGGACCCGGCACTCGGATCGAGCGATACCGAACTCCTCGCGGAGACGGATCAGTTCGGTCTCGAACACTTCGGGAACGAGGAAACCACCGGCACCGTTGACACCTTCGGTGTGGCCCTTGGTCAGCAGGTCGTTCTTCTCGCAGAAGTTGATCGACTTGCGGATACCAGCGGCAGCACCGAGGAAGTGACCGAAGGCCAGAGCCTTCTGGTGAGCGTCACCGTTTTCGTCGCTGACGAAGTTCTTGACCTTGCCAGCGAATCGCTTGGAGCGAACCGCAGGAACGCCAGCCGAAAACGCCTTGGATCGAGCGAGACGAAGGGACTTCTTGGTCTCCTTCTCCTCGTCCTCTTCCTCGGTCATCTTGTCGAAAGGCATTTCGTCTTCCTTGTCGTCCGCCTTTTCTTCCACTTCTTCCTCTTCGGCGGCTCGACGGTACATGCGCATTTCGATCTCTTCAGGATCGACCGGCTTGCCCTCGTCATCGACAATGGCAACCTTTTCCATCTGGAGACGCTTCGCCTCGGCGAAACGCTCTGCACCGACCTGACGCGCAAGCGTCTGAAGTTCGGCATTGAGTTCGGTGATTGTGACCTGTCGCATTGTGGCGACTCCTTTTAATTGGTGTTTACTAAACCGCTAGGTCGTTCCGGCTTTGTCCATCAGTTCGAGCCTTTCGCTCACCTGCTCGGACCACTCCAGATTCGCCCTTTCGTGCGGGCTTTCCGTTCTCTTGTAAGTCTCGAAACTCGCGCAGCCATACCCTCGTCTGGCAGTTCAATTTCGATCAAATGCTTTGCCACTGTAGGGGTCGATCCCAGAAACGTCTTGACTTGGCTTGGACTAACAACGCCCTTCTTGACTGCCGAGATCAACGCCGTGCCGTTGGCGGGCAGCGGAGCCACTGATACCTCCAGCAGTTTCCACTGGCTAAAGACCTGCTTGACATCGTCGCCGAAAGTCTGCTTGTCCTTGGCGGTAGGCTTTCGAGTCCCGCCCGGCTTTGGCATGAAACCGACCGAGATACCCTTGACGATCCCTTGCCCCACGAGAGCCTTGACGAAATCAGGGAAGAAATCACCTTGGTAGCCTTCGGGCCTTTCGGCAAACTCGATGGTCGCGTCAATTTTTCCAGCACCCCGACGCATTCCCAACACCTTGCCAATGGGCATTGCATAATCGTGGTTATAGAAAACCACCGGATTCTTGTCGAACTCGGTCGAATCGCAACCCTGAGAAATCAACACCTCGCCATCGCGGTCAATGGATTCGGTGGTGATGATGCAATCCACCTCAGCCCCGGTGGGTGTGTCCAGAGTAGTGTCAAACAGTTTGCGGATCATGGTCTAAAAGTCCAGAACCGGGTCGATGTCGCACCGGCAGTTGGGGTGAATGGTTCCGAAGGCTGGCATCGACATGACCATCGACCCGCCCATCGTCCCGTTGAGAATTTCGCCAGCACCATAGAAAGGTGCGTCAATCGCTACTGACCGACCCGTCCCTTCTCCAAACTCGAAAGATGCACGCTGGCAGAACTGGCAAGCATCAAACGCCATGAGAAAATGCTTTTGCTTCACGGCGTTCGTCTGTTTCCATGCGTCAATCTGCGCGACATGATACGCGCGGGCAGATTCGGTTCGAGCAATCGTTGCCGCTCTTGTTCGGCTTACGTCGTGGTTCTCAACGAGATACCGACGAAGGTCGCCGAGGTTGAACTCGGCGGGAAGACCTGCGGGGTCAAGACCGCTCAAAAGGCGGTTCTGGGTGTCGGTAAACACTGCATTGGAAACGACCGAAGACATTTCGTCAATGCTATCAACCACTGCATTCGACAATCGAACGCTCCCAAGTCTTCCCGCCTTGGCTTGTGAAATTGCATCCGCAAGTTGCTGCGGAACCTGTCCTGAAGGTACGCCTAACTTTTCAAGCATCTCTTCGAGCCGAAGCGTAGCGATGCGAACTCCAGCCTGAGCCGTCGATCCGTAGGCCGTCTTCAAAGCACCTTCGTATTCTCGCCGAAGATCCACGCTGATGGCTGGCGTCGAGAACTGCCTAGCCAATTCTCTAAAGGTTGTCAGTACGACATCGTCCACGAGCCTCTTGGAACGATGACGCCCCTCGGCCTCGTCAACCACGCGAAGCATGGCGTTGCGAATTGAAATCAAGGCGTCCGTGGTAATTCGCTCGATGAGACGAGCAGGAGTCACCGGAAGGTCTCGAATGTCGTTGTCGGCATCCGCCCCCTCCTTGCCCTGCTTGGCGACGTGGGCGAAGTCTTCTTCCAACCCCTCAACCCCAAGGCGATAGCCTGCGGTCTGCTCAGGCCAATCGTATGCCTTGTGAATGCACATCAGTTAGACGCCTTCGGGTCGATCTTGCCTTCGATGAATTTCATCAGGCTCTCGATGATTTCCTCTTCGGACATTTCCGAAGAGTCGCCGAGCAATGTCAGTTCAGGTTTCTTTGGTTCATCTGGCACTGATGGTCTCCATAGTCTCAAGATCGAAAATGGCTTCTTGGTCGTTGTCCTTGGCGACTCTCATGGCTTCGGCGCGGTCAGGCACCACGAGAGAAACATCAAGATAGAACTTCTTCGCGTCCTTGTCCCACCATCCGCCGAAGTGCGCGCCCTTCCGTCCTAGAAGGTCTTTGTTGTTGCGGGTGAACTCTCGGCAGGTTTCACGAAGTTGCTTGCGGAAGACACCGATGTCCTTGCCCGGCTCGCTCAGGTCCATCACAAATTCGCGGTCCTTGAACGGCGAGACAGCAAAGCCCTTCGTCGGGCTTGATCCGGTCGCGGGGTTGTAAGTGAACCCGCCGCCGTCGATGACGCGAGACACCATCTCTCTCATGCTGCCCGACTTCGCACTCACGCCACTTTTCGCCAACGAAACTTCTGAAGAAATCAAGACCTCTTGCTCGCCTGTCGTTGTAAACATCCCGTAAGTTTCTTTGGGCTTGATTGAAATTTCAGTTACCGGCTCGCCGCTTTGACTGCTGAACTTTTCTGCTACTGCTCGATCCGTTGTATATGAGTCGAACCCCGGAGTGCCAACTTTCCCCCCGCGATACAACGTCATCTCGGTATTAAGAAACTCGCCCTTTGAAAGTTCGGTTTCTCCTGTCAACTTTGCCTGCTCGAACATTACATGCTGCGATGCCGAAAGTAGTTCAGGGTCTTTTGAAAGCATCCGAACGATTCTTGGCTTGTAATTTTCGTCGCCGTTTCTAAACCATCCATCCATGACGCTGTCAGGTTGCTCACGCAGTTTTGCAACTGCGTCCTGCATGTTTTCGATTGGCTTGTCTTTGCCGTGAGTTGCCGGGTCAAATCTTTCGCCTAATTCCCGACGCCTTCGGAACTCGGCGATTTCGTCTTGTTTACTGCTGCCCGTGGCGCAGACATTTCCCTCCTTAAAACCACCTGCGCCCGTGCCGCAGTTGTCAGCGGACTTTGTGGACTGACCTGTTGTCTCTTGTTCAACGAGCGAGAACTCGATCATAAATGAGTTGGCTTGTGACATTCTGCTCATTTGTTCATTTCCTCGGCTTCGACAAAAAGCACAAGATCCTTGGTTCTTGTTCCCTTAATCCACTGCCGTCCTGTAATTCGATAGTCCGTATCTCTGGGCAGAAGCACTTCCTTTTCTCCATCGTGCGCTGTATGCGGCTCAACGTATGCGCCTGTTGTCGCCTTGATCTTGAGCAGGACTTTGTGTCCCTTGCCTCCAAATCCGAGTGCCGTGCGCACGTCGAGTGCAGTCGAGGCATATGATCGCGTCGTAAACTTGCCGTCCCCGTCTAAATCTAGCATTTGAGCCATGACTCCTGACTCCCAATGCACCCCTGCGTCGTGCTTTGAAAGCGGAATCGCCCGGTATACCGGAACGTAGTCAAGGCCGGTCTGATAGGCAAAGGCACCTTTGTCGCTAATCAGTGGCCGTCGAGTCGCTTTGTCTAGGTTTTCGACGTAGTCGGGCATTATGCGACTTGAAGAAACAATATGTTCTGTTCCTTCGACCAAGTTTGTCATATTTCCCGCCACCACGTCGATGTCTATTGCTGCGCGGCGCAACTCGCGGCGGCTTGTAGTTTCTCGCAAGGTGCGTCTGCAACTCGCAAGCGTTACCCTCGCTTTGTTGATGGCTTTGACCGCGTAACTTGGCACGCTACCGCCTGCGTCTTCGATATCTAGGAGTTCGTCCAAGTATTTGTTTGCGCGTCCTGACAAAGCAATCACTTCGTCCGTTGCTTGTTTGAACTCGTCTGTTTTCATGTATGCGAGTTTTGCCTTTTCAAACTCCTCTCCTTCAGGCGCGTCTGCCCTGACTTGGTCATTCGCTAGTTCGTAGACTTTTTTCGCCGCCTCTGTCGCCCGTATGTATTCAGGGTTATCCTTGTTCGCCCAAGACGGATCGGCCAGATTGCCCAACGCCGAGTCAATGGTGTCGTTCCGCATTGCTTCATTGAGGTAGGTTGAGCCGTTGGAATACCTATACAGGGATTTCGACTCCTCTTCGCTTAATGGGTCGTTCAATAGTTGTTGATTGCGAAGTTCAAAGTCGCTCGCCTCCGTGTCTTCGATTTTCCAGCCGGTAGTTTTTCTGAAAGGGTTTGTTTCTGTCGTGACCGCGATTCCTAGAAACTCATCGGGTTGTTCTCTGTTTTTAAATGCTTCGTTGAATGTTTCCTCGGATTTGATAGCACGCTCAAAGCCGGGCGCGTCTGCGGCAGCCGATCCCGTCGCGCAGACATTCCCTTCGCTGAACCCACCCGCGCCTGTTCCGCAGTTGTCGGCTGCCTTCTTCAAGGTTTGCTGACTAGCCGAAGGCTTATTAAACCGAATCATGAAAGATGCGGGGTCCGTTTGATTAGTCATTGACTTCTTCCGCTTCGAGGAACAGAACCAACTTTCCGCCGTTTGTAAACCAGTTTCGTTTCATGATTCTGTAGGACTGGTCTCTAGGTAGCAGCACTTCCTTCTCTCCAGCGTGATAGGTGTAAGGCTCAACCCACGCGCCTTTCTTTGCTCGGATTTTCAACATGACGCTTTGATCCCGACGCTTAAGAAATCCACGGCTTATATCAGGGCTTGTGCTAGTGGAAGCAAATGATCGCGTTGTAAACGTCCCATCTCCATCGAGGTCAAGCATGTCCTCTAAAGCGTCTCCGTTCCAGAAGGCTTTATCCGAAACCGCAATGCCTCGATACACCGGGACGTAGTCAAGACCAGTTGACTCTGTGTATTTTTCCAGATTTCGAATCAAAGGCTTAGTTGTAGCATTGTCCAAAGCACCGACGTATTCACCGCTCTGCACTTGCAGGTTGTTGATCCTTGCTGTTTCTTTCGCAAAGGTTTGCATCGTCATAACGTGTTGCCGAGCATCTTTCAGTAGTTGCTGGGTGTAATCCGCGCTGTACGCAATTCGAATGTTGTCACCGAGGTATCGGAGTTCTTCTCCTGCTTTGAAGAACTCACCAACGGTGTATCTGTCTATTTCGACCCCGACCTTCTTCAAACCCGTAAGGTCGTCAGCCAAAAGTTCCATGTCTTGACCAAACTCTTTGATGAGGTCGATTTCTTCTTCGAACTTTTCTAAGAACTCGGCTCGATACGATTCGAACTCTTCAAAGGCACCAAGGCCGTCAAATCCTTCGTATGGCGATTCGCCTTTGAGGCCAAACATTGCAGTGATTGCTTGCTTTGCGTTGTTGTGTTCCTCGGTGTCGAAATACAGTTCCTCGAAGTCTGGGATGTCCGGGGCGTTTCCCGTGTCTCGCAGTGCGTTGTTGAGTTGTGCCGAACCTCTTGAATACGCGCCGAGTGATTTGCCTTCTAAATTACCTACCACTGTCGCGACTGTTCCATCAGACAGGTTTCTTTCGACGCTCGCAATTTCTTTTTCGCTGGTTTCAAAGGCGTGGTCTGGCACACTGCCGTGGAAAGTTTGGACGACTGGCACACCAAGAAACATGCCTCTTCTATTGCGGTTTTTATAAGCCTCTTCGAACGCCTCCTTTGAAGAGACTGCGGCTCTGTTTTCCGACGCAGCCGACCCGGTCGCGCAGGTGTTCCCCTCGCTGAACCCACCTGCGCCGGTCCCGCAGTTGTCTCCGCTCTTCAGGTTGATGTCTTCGACTGATTTGTTTGACGCGGTTTGACTGCCGTCAAATAGAGCGTCGATCAGTTGTTCAGGAACCTCGCGAGTGATTTGCATTTCCTTATACAACTTGGAAACGTAACGGCTGATTTCTTCGCGAGTGTCACCGGCAAATTGTTCGGGTAGGAAAATCATTCGCCGCCCATCATTGTGTAGAGGTCTTCGACCGTGAACCCGATAGCCTTGTCTTTTTGCGAGTCAGGCATGTCCGTGTAAAACCCCAGTTCATTGTCTGGAATCGTTGAGTTCAATGTTTCAAAAAGCATTCTGTTCGACGTTACAACAACAGTTTGGTTTTTGATTGAGTCCCACTTCTTTGGTGCAGTCACCTTCATGGCAAAAGACTCGGCAATAAACTCGGCTGGTTCGGTCGAAGCGTAGTTGCTCACAAATCTGGAAACCAAAGTCTTGGCTCCCATTTGCTTTTGAGAGTGGTTGTCGTAGTCCGTGTCGTACCAAACTATGTTGGACAAACCCTCGGCGTATGCGGGAGTCAGTTTTGACATATCGCCGCCTGCCTGCTCCCAAATTTTCGCACCCGCCAGCCGACCGGAGTCTTGGCTTGTGTATGTGCTGCCTCCACGCTCATAGAGTTTCTTATGCGTTCTTTCGAGTGACCTCCGGTGCAACGCATGACCAACCTCATGGGTCACGACATAAGCGGGTCCGCCTTCGTCGTTTGCCATCCAACCTCGCATTGTTTTTCTGTAGAGCGGGGTGTATTCGCCAACGTCAACCGGCAATGTCGTTCTTTGGTTCGTCGGATTGAAGTACGCGACTGTCCTGTCGTCCTGCGAGTACAACTTGACAGTCGAAACTCCCTGACCTCTTTGGATCATTTGGAATTCCAAAAGATCCGTGTCATATCCTGCCGCATTGAGTTCGTTGATTGAACGGTTGAGTGCTACAACTTCCATGAAGGCGGATTGATATGTCCCGATCTGTTGTGAAACATATCCACGCAAGTTGTCCGCACCGGGATCTCTCAACTCTGGATTAGCAAGGAACTGCGACGACATAAACATCAAGGGATCGACTCGTACCGACACGCCTTTTTCTGCGAAGTGCTTCTCAACAGCGAACGACATATTTTGTGCGACTCGATATCGCTCGATCGGCTTGATGTCGCCAACGTCTCCAATCGGAAACTGCTGGTAATACTTCTTCGCAAGTTCATGCGTTTGAAAAATGTCTTGCCGTGTTCTGTCGTCAAACATATCCCATTCTTCAATGGCCTCTTCATCGCCAGTCATAAAGATGTCGCGCGGCCCCATGTTGATCTTCCCGACCTCGTCGCCAAGGGCGTCATAACTTAACGAGTATGGTTCAGGCAGATCCATTTCAGAGATCGAAAGAACGTCACCGATGTCGTTATATGCCGACTCGCTGACCGGCCTCATAAGAGCAGCGAGTCGATAAGACTCTCTCGTCACCGCCAGTTCGACATTCAGCCCCATCTCCTCAACTGCTTCTTCGTCGATGCTTTTTCTTGCGACCGCTCGAACCAGATTTTGCGATTCCTTCGTCAAGTGACCGAGCGGGTTGTCGTCTTCATGCCCTAGAAATTCTGCTGCTCTTTTCTGCGCCGACTGCGCAAGCGCACCGTAGACGTAGCCGTCTCCGGTTTTTGCCAGCACCTCCTCTTGGGCCTCGCTAGGAATAGCGACGATTTCATTCGACTCGCTTATATGCTCGTTTTCAAAAACCTGCGGGAAGCCGCGACTCATCTTGTTGAGTTCGTTGGCCGAGTAGATCAAAGCCTTGACCTTTTCTTCTTCAGGCAGGACCGCGATCTCGTCAGTCAGAAAACCGTTTGGGTCGTATCTGGTGCTGTTTTCGAGATGCTGGTCTATTTGCTCCTTGCGGCTTTCAAGCGTTCTGCCTGATTCAGTTGCACTGCTACCAGTGGCGCAAGTGTTGTCTTCCTTGAAGCCACCTGCACCAGTGCCGCAGTTATCTGAGGTTGCCTTGAACCGTACACTCCAATCACCGAACGACTTGGTGAGTTCTTGAGTGGCGGCCCCGTCAAGGATATGACGGAGCCTTAAGGCTTTTGGGCGTGGTTGTCCTCCGTGATCGCCGTCACACTCGCCCTCTGGACACTTGCCTGTCAGCGTGTTGAAGTCCTTCTCGTCTGCGCACGGACAGTATTTTGTTTCTCCGCCTGCGTCGATCGACCTGACCCCTCGGCAGCCAATCAATGAAGCCACTGCTGCGGCCTGCTCCTTGCTGTCGTACAGATCGTCTTCGGTTCGCTCAATGTTGTTTGCCTTGGCTTCGGCGTCCACCATCTTCTCGGCGACTTGGCGACTGAACCCGCAACCCTGCAACAACTTGATTGCACTGTATCCCTGAAGCGTCCCGTCTCTAACAGACTTCAGGAACTTTGCAGCGGCTTCGGCATCAGGCGAATTGTCGTCCTTCTCTTCTTCGTCGGGCTGTCCGTCTTCGCTGAAGAGAGAGGAGAGATCCATGCCGGGCATACCACCGCCGGGACCGGGCGGCTGCTGCGCAGACGCTCCAAGAGGCTGGCCGTTGATGAGAGGCTGGTCGGCAAACTCGTTGTCTTCAAATGCCTCGCGTCCTTCTTCGAGCCTTGCCTCGTTGATCGTTCGCCAACCACCTTGAACAGCGGTCTGCCGTTCTTGGAGTTCGTACTGGGTGTCTCTTGGCACGGGGTTGTCGTAGGCAAGACAGAGTTCGTCCTCTAGTCCAAACATCGGAAGCAATGTCTGGTTCAGTTCTTCTTCGTCCATGCGGAGCAACGGAAGCACTGTACCTTCTCGCCACTGAGCAAATCCTGTTCGAGCCGAAGCAAGGTTCGGGTCGTTCGCCTTCAGCATCGTAACCGGCACGCCGAAGACAGCCGCGATCTCCTCGACGATCTCTTCGCGTCCGGCGATGTCCTTCGGCGGGAAGTTGAGCGGCGTAAATTGCACGTCGCCCGTGACCGCGATGAAGTTGCCATCCCGTCGAGTACCCCGCAGTCGTTGTTCTACCTGTTCTTGGAACCTATCAAGTTGGTCGCTTGTTGGAGTACCGCGTACAACGACCGCATAGTCAGGCCGAGCGCTGTTCTGGAACATTGCCAGATCCATATCGTGCAACGCCTGATTTGAAAGGACAGCGCCGTATGCAGCCTCAATCTTTCCGAGTCCGTAGTAGAGATTTCCGGGGTTGGGTCGTCGGAAATGTATGACCTCATCACGGTCAAACACTTGCTTCCGATCCGCTGAAATGCCGTATAGATATCCCTTGATAAACTCATCTTCATCTGGAATGACCTCCGTGAATTGTGGAGCGAGGGGCCAGAGTTCCGCCGGTAGTCCAGTGTCTTCGTCAATCACCGGGTGCATGTAGGCGTTGCCGGTGAGTTCCCCGTACAGGATTCTCAGCACCGTCATGTCGAACCCGTTAAGGAATGGGTTGGTGCTACTCAGCAACTCGATGATCGGATGCGACTCGGTGACTTCTTCCATGTCGTCGCCGAAATCGGCCACCTTGCGAAGCACGCCGCTGGATGGACGAGCGTCTCCGTGTCCGTCTCCCAGAAGGTACTGCTTCTGATGCCGAGGCACCTGTCGAGTCTTGTAGAGTTTCTTTCCCTTGCCGGGCCTCGCGTAGAGCCGGATCGGGACCGAGGCAACTGCCTGAGCGTTGATGGTTGCGGCTGCGTATGCCCATGACCGGCAAGAATCGACCGCCCTCTGGTGGTTGAAGGATGGCTTTTGTGCGCCGTGCTGCCCCGCCGTCACCACCCTGACACTGCTCTCTAGCCACTTCTCTGGAGTGCTTTGAGTCTTGCTGACCAGTCCGCGCAGGAAGTCGTATATCGCCATGTTCAAAGTACCCTGAAGTTGAAGCCAGATTGAGCAATGGTGTCGTAGCACCGCAGGGCGAGAGCCAAAGCACAGACTCCGTCGTCGTGCAGACCGCTCGGTGCCTCGTACCGCACGCCCGTCCTTGTATATTCAAACTCGAAAGTGTCCGCCTCGACTCGCAACCAGTTGTCAGGAATTCGGATCTTCTTGGTCTGAAACGCCGTCGATAGACCTTCCATTAACTGCTGCTTGCTGTGCATCGTAAACTTGAAACCCTCGGCCCGTGGGTGCTTCTTCTGAATGCCCTCCACGATTGGATCGCCCACGCCGGTCGAGTCGATCAGGGTCGGCACGATCCCAATCAGATCCTCGATCCTTCGGCTGGTCTCTGACCACGGAGCCTGCCACCGCTCCAAAACGCAGACCCTAGCCTCATCGTCCAAACCGCAGACGACCGTATGGTCAACCGACTTAGCAAGGTCAATTCCGAAAGCGATGGGTTCAGCCTTTGATTGCTCGGCCACACATTCCGAAATAGCCTTGAGGCCAAATGGATTGCCGCCATCGTCAGAGGGGATACCTAGAAATTCTTGATTGAAGACCTGCTCTGGCAACTCTCGCTTTGCCGCTTCGATCTCATGCTCTGGAATCAACGGGTTGCTAGTTGTTGGGAGTCTCCAAGATTTCCAGCCGTAGTCACCAATCTGGCCCCGTTCAAAACATTGGTGGAAGAAGTTGCGACCCTTTGGCGTACCGAGGAACCACGCATCTCCTTGCGAGTCGGCAAGGGTCGCCCGGATCGTCTCTTGCCACGCCGGACCCAAGTCCTTGATGATGCCAGCCTCGTCAATGATGACGCGATCAAACCGCCGACCACGGCCAGAGTCCACGCTGTCTAGCGAATAGCAGTCCAGAGTTCCGCCGGTGCAGCATTCCAGTCGATGCTCAATCTTTAGGGTGGCGGTTGTTAGGGGGGCCAAAACCCTGAGCATGGTTCGCCACGGTTCCGCTAGATAGCGAAACGATGGAGCGAACCACGCCACATTTTTCCCGGCTAACACCTCTTCGATTGCCAGTTGCATACCCATGTGGGTCTTGCCAAACCGTCGGCCACATTCGAGGACGTTAAAACGACCGCTCTCGTTCAAAACTTTAAGTTGCCCGCGATGCAAGCAACTCTCAATAGTTGGAACTTCGACAACAGTGGTCAACGGTGTCTCCTAGATCCCAAACCCTACCGTGCCGCGATCACGGTGCTTCGTAGTCGATCGACTTGAGCGGTCGCCGATGACGAGTACACGGGTCATATGTCGTCGATATCAATTCGAGTCGTGCGGCCCG